CCAGGCGCGCAGGATGATGTCCTCGGCAGCCTCAGGGAGCGCGCCGGCCTTGATGGCAGCAGCGCGAATAGAATCGGCCAGCACCTTGTCGCTGTACTTGGCGGCGAATTGCTCGGCCTTGTCGGCACGCGCTTTCTCGGCGGCCAGCTTAGTGTCGTAGTCGGCGCGCAGGCGCTCGGTACGGCGAGTGATGACCTCGTCCAGCTTGCCTTCGGCAATCAGCTTGGTTTCTTCGTCCTGGCCAACCTTGGTCAGCAGACCTTTCACGGCAGCGATATCCAAACCTTCGAACTGGGATCTGAATCCGTCCAGCTCAGTTTTGGTAGTCCGGAGCGAGCCAAGCAGCTCGGTGTTTTTGTTCTTGAGGCCCAGGGTCGCAGCCTCAACAGCTGCTGCAATGGCGGTCTGAACTGCCGGGTCTTCAAGATCAATCTGGTTTTCGTCTGCCACTTGGTGCACCCCTTGGGTTTGGTCGGCCCGCTTTGCAGGCATAAAAAAACCCCGGCATGGCCGAGGTCAGGAAAATTTTGCAATTGCTAGTGTTCAGTTTCGTCCTTCAATAGCTGAATACCTTCAGCCCTCGCGATCCCGATGAGCATGTTCGAGACATCTGCACCGATGGGGAATCTGTGCTCTGCAATTGACGTCACCACATAGATAGATAGGTCTTCAACACGGTCTAAATCTAGCAGTGATAATGCTCCCAGAAGACGGCCCATCTGCGTTAAGGTCCAACCGAAATTCATATCGGAGCGACTTTCCAGCCGATGAGGAATTTGTACTTTCACCTCACTAGGCAAACTTGCAGCCAGACTGACGACACGACCACTCGGGCTTTCGAAAAAGACCCCGTTTATCGTGCAGGGGAAATGTCCGGTTGAGATAACTCTGATTGAAAGAAAGAAGTCGCTGGCCCATTGTTCCACTGAAATCTTTTCTCTTTCGCGGTCATCTTGGGCAGCCTCATTCCTGCGAACAAGGATAAAGCTCGAAACAACCGCCAGCATCGCGCCGACACCAGAAACCCAATCTCCCAGACTTCCCCAGTTAGGCACGTACTTTGTAGTCGAGTTAGGGTTGAAATTGATACCCGCTGTCAACCCAAGCAAGCCACATATAACGCACGCTGATACAGCCACAACCCCCAAAATCCATCTCATGCTTGCCTCCGACGAATAGCTATAATCGTCATGGCACTTTAACGCCTAGCTTTGCAATGCGACTACAGACAGTCCCCGCATAATTAAATAATCAGCGAACTGCGTCCTGCTCGGTGCGTACGGCGGCGGACGCATGCGAATGCCGGTTGTATCGCGATTCAATCGCGTGCGCCGACCGTTTGGTTCAGTGCAGTGAGTCGGTTCTTCAATCTGGAAGCCCTGCTCGGCGGCGAACAACTCGACCGCCAGCCGTACTTGGCCCCACTCAAGCTCAAACGGCACGAACGTCTCAGACAGCGTCTGGTATTCGATCTTGCAGTCACACCTGGGCCAAGCCATTGCCTGGTCAGGATTGGCCTTTTGCCCCTTCCACTGTCGACCATTGATGTCGGCCGCGGAGCGCAGCAGGAGTTCGACCTGCTCAGTCTCGGTTTCGGGTATCCGGAATCCATAGTAGTCGCGGTAGAAGGTCAGTTTCTCCAGTGGCACGAAGCTATTGGCGTCCGGCCTGCCCTTTCCGTCTTCAACGATGATCTGCATCGGCTTTCTCAACCCGGTGGAGAGCCGAGTGTAACGCCTGCGCGGATGAACATGTCAGGCTCAGCCGCCTTCAGTTGCCCCAGCGTCAGCGGCTTGAACGACTTGTCTAGCTGCAGCTTGGCAAACTTCTCCGGTGTCAGTCCCCCATCGCGGAACAGCTTGGCTCGCACTGGCCCGAGCGCATGGTCCTGAAAGCTCGCCGGCTGCGTTGCCAGCCACTCGTAATAGTTCAGGCTCGCATCAACCTGTGCTCCGCCGTTCTCGCCTACCGCAGCGCGCGTCGCGTCCTTGGCAATCGTCTCCGAAAGCCTAGTGGTCGGCACTGTAGTCGACCGGCAGTTGATGTGCGCCGGCGGCAAAGGCCCTTTGCCCAAATCGAAGCGCATGCCGTCCAGGCCTTTGCACTGCTGCGAGGTCTTGCGGTCGAGCGTCGACACCCAGCGATAGCCCAGCACCACGTCACTGTTGGCCTTCAGCGTTTCCATCCGGGCCGTGGTGGCCACATGTTGGATCGCAGTCTGCACCACAGAGGCGGCGTTGCGGTTACTCACCGCCAAGACACCGTCCGTGAAGTTCTGCGCCGCGGTGCCGCGAATAGCCTGGATGATCTGAGCGTTGGTCTGGCCTTGGCCGAAGCCAAGCCGGATAGTGTTCGTGACCCGCATCGTCTCAGTCCGCGTCCAGCCACTGACGAAGCTCTTCAGCAGCTTGCCGCCATCGATTCCCTTCACCTGCAGCGGATAGGAGAACACCGCCGCGCGGATCACGGCGTTGGTTGGCACGACCGCGTCAATCGACAGCGCGTTGCTCAGGCTTTTGGCTTCAAAGGTCGACTCATACAGCGCGATATCGACCAGATCGGCCTGCACCATGTCGCCATAGGCCTTGTAGATGTCGAGCAGCTTGCCGTCCACCCGGGCCAGAAACTGCTCAAGGCGATCCCGGCTGTATGTAGTCAGCTCCTTGCGGGTCAACTGCTCGCGCACCAGCTTGTCGATCTGGCGCAGGTACGTCTCGAACTTTTTGACCTCGCCAGCCTTAAGCCGCTCCAGCATTACCGAGTGACGGGTCGTCTGCTCCAGCAGTTGGCTGTCTATCTGCGCCTGGCTTGTCGTTGGCATCTTCTTTGTCCAGGTTGATGCCGGCCGACTCGCGCTCATCGCTGATCAGGTCTGCTTCGTCTTCGTATGGGCGATCCGGCAACTTGCCGGTGGTGAGGTACTGCCAGTAAGTGTCGGCGCTGATCGTCCCGGCCATCACGCCTTTCAGCAACTCGGCGAGCACCTGGGCGTCGACCACTGGAGTCACGAACTCAGGGTTCACCTTGAATTTGACCTGCTTGGAGTCGTAGCCCTTCCACTCAGCTGCGTACCGCAAGCCCTGCTCCACTGCCTCCGCCACCGTGACGACAATGCTGTGCAGAGTGGCGTGCTGGTCGTTCTGACGCGTTTTGCGCGCCTCTCCCGACTCGGTACCGCCGATATCCATGACTTTTGCGCCGGCTTCAAGCGCGGCGTTCTTCTGGTCATCCATGGCCTTGCGGACTGCTTCAATGCCGGCACCTTGGAATTCTAGGTAACCGCATTCGCCATTCGGACCCAGATCCCAAGCAGCAGATGGCCCGGTCACGCTCAGCTCAACCGAGTAATCCAGGCCAGATATCCAAGGTTGCGGATGGCTGGTCTGGTGTAGCGCTGTGAAGTAGTCAGCGCTCAGCTGATAGGACTTCAGCGCGGCGCGCGCCATCGTGAGCAGCGGCACCTCATCCACTTCCGGCGAGTTGTCGGTCGAGCCGCAATAGATCACCGGCAGGTATGGCAGGCCTTTGACCAGTCGGTTATCGGTGCCAGTGGTGCCCAGAGGTTTCTCCTCCTCGACGATATCGCCACCTTCGTTCCGTACAGCGGTGTAACAGGTCTCGCCTTGCATGAAGAACTCGCGGAACACCGTGTCGCAGTCATGGCTGTAGCGGTCGCCGCCCTTCTTGCGGAACTCCCGGAACACCGAAAGGACCAGGTCTTGGCGACCGCCCTGATCTGCGGTGTCCCAGTTGATGGCGTTGCGCGTGGCATACGTCGAGAAATACGGCTCACCGCGCTCATCAATGTTCACCACCAGCGGCACCCGACCGTGCGAGATAGCCTGGCGCACCATGCGAAAGAACAGCTGCTTCAGGCCGAAGCCGTCCGCTGTGGCGTTGTCCTCCAGCCCTTTCAGGCCGGCGGGCAGTTCGATCTCCGGGATCAACCGAGACACCAACCCCATCATCGAACGCAAAGAGTCGCGCACCCAGTGTTCGTACTGAGCGCGGGCCGTGTAGTTCGCGTAAAGGTACTTGTTACCGGCGGCGTCGAGCTTTTCGGCCTCAACCATGCCACTCGGTTTGGGCAGGTTGCGTTCATTGCGCTTGACGGCGCACTCACCCTCGAGCGCGTCGTCCATCATTTCCCACTCAGCGATATGCGCGTCGTAGTCAGGGTTTGTCGATTGCACTGGCATCAGGCCAAGCCTCCAATTCGGCGTGTTCCGCCTGTGCGTGTTTTGATCGGGTACCGCTTGGCAATGAAATAGCCGGGGGCGTCCACCAGGTGGTCATAACCGGCCTTCTTGTCGGGTTCGCCCTTGTCCGTGTAGATCTGCCGTTCCAGGCACTGCGTGTATTTCGGACACTGGTCGACGTTGACCAGATACCGGTGCTCGCCGTACGTGTTGGCGAACATCGCGCACATAGCATTGACCCTGTCTTTCACGGCAGGGTTGGTCGAGTCCACCACCACGGTGAATCCGGCCTTCCTGAGCAGCGATAGATCCGATTCGCTCGCACTTTTGCTGCTGGTGTTCTGGCCGCTGGCGTCCGGGTAGATCGCAATGCTGTGGTCGGGGAAGCGCAGCTTGATCTTCTCGATCATCTCAGGCGTGTCCCGCACATCTGAGAACTCGCTGAGCGCCAGTGGCAGGTCATCGCGTATGACGTGCACGACTGCCGCCATCTTCATGACGTTGAAGTCCATGCCGATATGCAACGCCTCACCGCGTTTGATGGTCTCGCTCGTACGGTTCGCCTCACGATTGAACGTGTAATAGACGACACCGGCGTAGTTCTCGAAGCTAGCCTCGTATTCCTGTCGAAAGGTTCGCGGGTCCATCTTGCGGCGGGCCGCTTCCAGCTCTTCAGCCGGAACGTTGCCGCCATCGAGCGAGGTGTATAGCCAGCTCTTGTGGTCAGGCTCATGACCCGGACGGCCATCCTGAAACGTGTCGTAACAGTGGTTGAAGCCTTTGGGTGTGCCGATGCGCAGCGCATGTCCACCTTTCCGAGCGCCTACACCGGGAATCGTGTACTGACAGGTCGAGAGCATCGGCCGGAGGACTTCCTCCCAGGCCTCCCAAGGGCAATCCGCCCATTCATCGACCAAGACGAAGAAAAGACCGGAGCCGCGCAAGTTGTCGTAGTTGTCGAGCCCAACCACGCGCATGACGTGGCCAGACTTAAGTGTGATCGAGCATTCCGTTTCGTTCGGTCGGTGTGCGCGCCACGCTTCAGGGATTGCCTGCTTCAAGCGTCGCCAGAACACGCGCTTGGCCTGCTTGAACGTCGGCGCGCCGTACCAGATCTCGTCTTCGACGCTCACACCCCACTCGGCAGCCAGCCGAGCAGCTCGGCGCATCTCAGCCTTACCCAGGAACGTCTTGCCGAACCGGCGACCACACACCGCATCGCGGAAGCGCGCCTGAGGCTGGAAACCCCAGCAGTAAATGTTCGCCTGTTTCGGCGTCAGCTTTACCGGCGGGTCATAGGTACGGGGTAGCGGGGACATTCTCATCAGGCTCCAGGGTGTACTCAGCGACTGCATGCTGCTGGTCCGCTTGGGAGCCCAGAGGTTTTTCGGGTTCGAGGCGGCGATTCACGTAAACGTCGCCCACTTCTTTGGCTGCCTGCTCCAACAACTGAGCAGTCAGCGCCATGTTCTTCAGGCTCTCGGCCCTTTCGGCCATGCGTCCCAAGGTGCGCAGTCGATACGCTCGGTTCGCGATCGGAATGTCTGAGGTCTCCTCGCGGAATCGCTTGCGGGCATCGTGGAACAACTCAACCCATTTCGCTCCAAGCCCACGGCCAGCGAACTTTGTCGGGTCGTGGGATTCACACTGCTGCCGGCTGACTTCGATGCCGAACTCTTTCTTGACCGACTCGACTACCTGGGATGGCGTATCAAAACAGGCCAGAGCCTGAACGATGAAGGCTTTGACCTCGCTTCGTAGTGCTGCCATATGATTGTCATCCGTCAAAACCTGTCAGAAGTTCAGGCCGACTTGAGCAGACAGGTTCCGCAGGCCCTCGATATGTTCATTTTCCCCACCTCGGCAGGATTATTTGCAGCATCCACCAGCTCTTGAACTGCCGGGCTTGCACCGTAGCGGCGCACCACACCGACGAACTCTTCAACGTCGTGTCCGCGCCTCTCAAGCTTGGGTAGACCTTCTTGGGTGAAGGCTGGCTGACCGTACTTATCGGTCGCTTGGGCTATGTGATACAGCTCATGCTCCACCAGTGCGCAGAAGTCAGCGTCGCTGCACTGAGCGCAGTAGTCGGCGGCCAGGGTGATGATGTAGGCCGGCACGTCGCCGAACCAATCCAGCATTTGCTGTTCCATCCGGGCCTTCTGCCAACCGCCGGCGCGGAACGCTACCTGTTCGGCCTGGCCCACTACCGTCCTCCCTTTCTTCGTGAAGGCGGCAGACGCCCACATCACACGGATGTTCGCATCGATCAGATGGGCATGGTCTTCGTTGTGGATGTTTCCGGTGTCAGCGAGGATCTCGGCTTGGAGCCACTCCCACACTTCTGGCGCTGGAGTTAACCGGATACCACATTCGGAAACATCAGCCAGCTCAAGCAGAGACGCTGGAGGAACCGGTCTGTCCATAAACGCCTCCGCAATATCGATTTGCCATCACCCTAACGTTAAATGAGAATGATTGATTTGATTGAGGGGAAAAAAATGGAAACATACAGCAAGTTTCCGAAAGTGCATTTTGGTCAAACGTTAAGAAGCTGGCATTAGTAGTGCCTATCGCGGCCTTGGTTGGAGCGGGAGGATCTCAGGTGCTGTTAGGCGGGATTGATTACGGCGAACTCAAGAGCTCACTCAAATCAGCAAACAGCAAAATCACGACACTCGAAAAATCCAACGATGAATTCCGACGAGCAAACGAGGAGTGGCGCAACGCCTACACAAAAATGAACTCTGACCTTTCAGCGGCCAATGCGAGAGTTGCCAGCATGCAGAACGATCAGTGCGAATCCATTCGGAACGACATCTCTAATCTGCAGTACAAGATCGAAAATGCATATGGGTACGGCGAGACCGAGGAGAAACGCACAAATCTTCAAATCATCATGAAGCAGCACCAAGAATCCTTGCGTACCTGCTTTGCTTCTAGAAGGTAATTACCATTTTCGGCAAATCCTCTCTACATCACCGCCATGCTGCTCGCTGCGATGGTTTCTTGGTTTCCACGGTCTTGGTGAACACGATATCCAACTCGGCCAGGGCTTTGTTGATGACCTAGTTCAGAGGTAGTGCATGGCGCACCCAGAGCACACTCGTCATTGCTCACTTCGGTGTCGCGACACAATTTGCTGATCCGCGAAAAGTGTCGCGGCTTACTCTGCCTTCCGGCTCGGCAATTTGAAGTCAGTCACCCGATCCGCGATGTTGCGGATCTTCTCGACACCCAAGAAGCCAACCCAGCCACCGGCGAACGTGGCCATGCTCTGGGGTAGCCCGAAGAAGTCTAGGCCGCTGATGATGGTCAAGGTCAGGCCGCCGCAGATAGCGCCTTCCACCAGCATCTGGCGACGAGTGCCGCCTCCGTAAGTGATCCGCAAGACGGCCATTGCGCAGGACAGCGCAGCCGCATAGAGGATCGGCGAATGCTGGCTCAACCACGCAAGCGCTATCGCCCATGTGTCTGGTTTGTCTGGCATGTTTGGCATCTCTGTTCCTCCCCGTCAGGGAGCGATGAATGAGTGCAGACGTGGTCTGCGGTTTGAATCGGCTCGAGCAGCACTGCAGCCTGAAGCGTGGGAGTGGGGAGCCGAAAACGAAAAAGCCTCTGCTGGAACAGAAGCGTCGATGGGCTTAATGCCATCACAAAAAAAATGTGCGGTAAATCAAACAAATAAGAATTGTCAGACAATTCTTTGAATTATACGACGAGCATCGCCCTCTCCTACTCATGAGCCATTGAAAGGAAGTACTCGTGAGTAGCTTGGATATTTATGTAATTGAGTACAGCCTTCACGGAAAGCCAAAGTCTTTCGTCATCCGCGCGAAGCTGATGAACAACTCTGAAGCTTGGCAATGGGCGAGCTGCGATGCGGGGATCGCTCCGATACCAAAACCGGGGCGACCGCCATTGAAACGTTTCTCGAAGCCTAGGGCGGAGAGGTTCGGCATCACCGATGTGAAGTGGCGAGAAACCTCGTCGCTAACCTGGGAGGAGGTTTAGGCAATGGTCATCAGCACATTTGCACCATCTGACGAAAACTTCTGGGATGACCAGATAAATGCAAATACTGAGCTATTCCGCCAAGCGGATCTGCTCGACGAAGCAGCTTACAGAATCATTGATGAAGATCAGGGACCTGATGCTTGGACACGCTTTTCCGAGGCAAAAGCTCGGGCAGATGCCCAGTGAACAGCTGCTTACCAAGACTGGATGCGCATCAAGCGCGCCATGAAAAAATAGCTGAAATGAAAAGCCCGCAACGTCGCGGGCTTTTTTGATGGTCACTCTTTTACGCGCCCGCCTCTGGGTCGCTGGCCGGAACACCACGCGGTTCCTTTGCGTTGTCGCTCGAATCGCTGTCACTGAAACTTCCGTTATCACCAGAACCGGGATGCTCTTTCGAAACAGCATTCGCCGCGTCTACATCCGTCATGTCTTCTTCGAGCGGAGCCTCGTCATCCGCCGGTAGTGGGACCTCTGGCACGTTGCGCTTCGGGTCGTGCCCGGTTTCATTGTCAGTCGTGCGCGTCACAGCCTGCTGTGATTGATTGCCTGGTGCATTCTCGTCGATTTCCATGATGCTTCTCCTATCGGTGCGCGGGGATCCGTGCTTAAGCGTGTGAGGAGTCAGGTCGCGACAAGTGCCGGTCATTGGACGAATGGCTGATACGAGCAGTTGTTAGAGGCCTAAATAGGTGCGCTCGTCTTTCCGAGCTGTCCGCCAAAGGCCGGATCCACGTCGACGCCCCTTTACATCGATTTCGCTGATCCAGCCTCGCGCTACCCTGCAGCAGATGGTGAGTCAGGGTACGCGGGCTGCCGGTGTTGATTCCGTACGTCGCACTATCCGGCTATCGACGTCCCGGCATTCCCGAGGGCTGCCCTGGCTAGAGGTGAATTCGGGGCATAAAAAAACCCGCACTGGGCGGGCTTTCTGCTACCGGGCACGGCTTATTTTCCTGGCGGCTACTCGCGAAACCTTGAGTACTACCAGCGCTATTAGCGCACCGACAACTCCGCCAAACAGTCCCATCTGAAATGCTGCTGATGGCTCCATCCAACACGGGCTCAATGGCTTAAAAGGGTAGTAAAGGCATGGCTCAGGAAAGAGTGCCCGCCATACTGGTAACGCACCGCCGATGATCAGCAACCCTACCGTAAAGATCGCAAAAGCTTTCCATTGTGATATGACGAAAAAACGCCCCCGAAGCACTGCTAAGGCGATGACCAATGCAAACGAAAAGAAACCGGGTAGGTAGAGTGTCACGAAGTAGATTTGGTCGAGCTGGTGGCCGGCAGTATCCATATCACCTCAGCAAAAAACCCGGCGCTTGGCCGGGCTTGAATATCTATGTGCGTTTCGCGTTACTTGTGCACTATGGGAAAAGTACGCCCGAAACGCCGTCATGTCAACATAATTATGCCGCTTCTTGATCTTTTTCCGCGTGGATCACCTGCCATAGCGGTTGCTGAGCCTGAATATCCACTTCCTTAATGACTTCTTTCAGGGATTCCCACAATCCCAACCAGTCACGCGTCCAGTTTTTCGGGTCGATTGTCACACCGAAGAAGGCATCCATCTCAGCCGCCACCCGCGCGGGCCCCCACTCCGCCGCCCCTTGAACCTCCCCTTTGTACGACTGCAGGGCCAGAGTAACGAGGTACTGCGCTTTCACTCGCTTGGCCGAGGTCAGATCGGGTAGCGCCGCCTTTGCGGTTATCAGCAGCACCGCGTTCAGTAGATGTCGCATGTTCATCGCCGGGTGATACAGGTAGTGCCCGAACTGCTGTACTTGGAACGGCAGTGTGTCGATCGCGCGCAGTACTTTGCCAATCATCGCCAGATGCGCGGCGCGTGCGGTAGAGCGGCCAACTGGCGTGCGACGCGTCTCGCTGATACTGATCCTTTCGCGCACAACCTGAATGCGCTCTTCCTTGTCTTCACCAAGTGCGGCGAATACGGCTTCATGCCGGCGCATCCGGGCGCCCTTCTTCACCGGCGCCGACTCTGCCCGGTCAATGGCCGCAGCGCTAATCGACGCGTTCGATTCATGCTGAGCCTCAGTCCATACCTGCCTTGCGTTGATCAGCCTCATGCGGCTTCCCCTTTTTTCAGTTCTTTGGTCTTTGCCCGATATTCGGCCTTGATGGTTTTGATTTCTTCGACAGTAAGCTTCTGGGGCTGATGAGGCCCTTCGATCCAGGCCACTTTTTCGGCACCGATGCGCTGCACCAACCGGATCCGGTACTCGACCGCGTTGCCAGACAGGTTGCGATTGCACTTCACGCATTGGCGGTGGATGTTCAGCGGTTCAAAGCGCAGCTCCGGGCAGGCGCCGACGGACCGGTAGTGCCCAGCGTCCCAGCGGCTGCCCGTCATCAGGTCGTTGTCGTTCGGCGTCGAGTCGCAGCTGATGCATGGCAGATGCGCGTCACGCAGGCGGACGTATTCGTTCACAGCGGCCTGGGCTTCGCGCAGGTGATCCGCCCTGCTCTTCAGCTTTTCCTTGCGGACCTTGATCTCGCGGCGCTCAATGCTGGCCAGCGACATGCGCTTCTTCTCCTGTTTTTGCCGCGCGATGACAACGGCGCAGTCTGGCGAACACCAAGACTGAAAGCTCACCTTCGGGACGAAAGAGGCCCTGCAGGTTTTGACTGAGCACTTTTTCGGGCGCGGCTGCTTCCTTTCAATTGTCATGCAGCCTCCTGGCTCAGCAGATCATCGAAGTAAACGCCCTGCGGTGCGAAGCGCGCGACAATGCGGTCGGTGTACGCCACGCCTTGGGCTCGATTGAAAAGACTGGTCACCGGGAAACCGTCCGGGCCGAACAAATGGCAGCCCCCCATCATTTCCAGCTTTGTCGCGTACGGAAGATGGCGCATCACCCGGTACCACTCCGCCTGAAACCCGGCATCCTCGTTCAGCAGGATCTGCACGCCGATGTGCAGCTTGCAGTACCGGCGAGCGTCCGCCTCGTCGCCGATCTGCGTCATTTCAGCGATGCGCTTGTACATCGCGAACCACAGCCGGTTCTGGTCCAGCGTCCGGTCTTTGCCGGGGCGCAGCGAGACCACGACGAACTTCTTGTCGCGGTACATAGCACTGATAGCGGTGATAGCCTCGGAAAGCTTGGCCTGGCAGTTCACGGAGATTTTGTCAGCCATGGTCCCCCCCCTTGATCACGCTTTTTTCGTTGCATAAACTCTGCTCACCAGCCTCATGCGCGCGCGAACCTTTCGGAAGTCTGAGCGAAAGCGAGAGGCTGGATTCTGTTCCTTTCCCGCCCGCTCGACTGCCAGCGGAATGCTCAAGCTCCCCAACCACTTCGCAAGCTATGGCAAACGCCGGGTCGCCCAAGCGAGTCGACTGCATGATGCGTGTCATGCCTTCGAGCAAAGCATCGTTTTGTTCCTGAAACTGGCCGGCACCACGCTGCAGCGCTTGCCCCTGTCCACGCAGCGCCGCGTTTTCCGCATTGACGTGGCTGAATTGAGTGGCGATGTGCTCTTCCAGCGAAACTAGGTCACGTTGCCAGTCGATCTCATCGTGGAAGTAGCCGAAGCGCTCGCAGAGGCTGCGGTGGAAGTTTTTGAAGTTGGCCTCAGCCTGCTTTTTCTGTTCATTGGTATCGGTCATTGAGCCGCGCTCCCTGCTTTCAATTGTTCGGCCTGCCGAATCAGCAGCGCCCGGCGATCAGCCAGCTCGTTGGCTGCCAAAATTCGCAGTTCTGTTTTTTCCTCGTCCGAGGCTTTGCGCATCGCCAGCATCGAGTCCTTCACCGCGGCGAGCTTCTCGCGAAGTTTTGGCGAAGGCCGCGCGACCTCACCAGTGAGCAGCGCGACGACGGCCCGACCGTCTTCAGTGACCGGCGCGACACTCAAGTCGGCCAGGTACTGCTGAGCGCGCTCCTGTGAGATTCGCTGCATTTGCACGGCTTTGGTGATCGCCTGTGTGCGGCGGTTGGCGTCGAAGCCGACAGACACATGCCAGTTCACTTCTTTGCTGTCCTCCCGAGCCTGCCCCACCAGACGCTCGTAAGCACTGTTGAACGCCATGCGCGCACCAACCCTGTCACCGGCATCGAGAACAGGTTTCGCGGCTGCCAGTGCGAGCTGGATTTCGTCGGTCAGCACCACGGTTTC